CGTCCTCACCAACCTAAATCACGGACGGGGGACCCGGATGGCATCCCACGGGGACTCCGGCTTGTCATCGTCTCTCCTGAAGGGGAGTGTATCCTCAACACCATAAGGTGTCAATCGAGAACTTGCTTCCTCCCGACGCCCGTACACGATGGGGGTGAGGCGCAGGGTGTTGGCGATGGCCACGGCCGCCGACGTGACATCCACCTGGTCGTCGTGAGCCGCCTTGGGGAATTGCATCAGCTCCCCGATGTAGTCACCCAACCATGGGGCATAGGTGGGCACCCAGAAGCGTCCGTCCGCCATGAGCGGGGTGGCTGCAAACGCCCGTGCCACCTTATCCCGGTCGATGCGGTAGAGGGCATCCTTGGCGTTGGACATCTCCCGGACCGGAAGACCCTTGCGTCGTGCCTCCTGGAATATGCTCAGCTGGAAGCCGAACGTCTCCACCCCGATCAGGGAGAACTTCCAATGGTCATGCATCGCCTTGATCTGGGGGACGATGTCGGGCCCTTCCATCCGACGCCGCACCAGGTCGAGCAGGAGCAGATACACCAGGTCGTTGACCTTCAGGGCGGTCCAGGAGGCTATGACCGTCCAGTCGGGGTCGGGTTTATCAACCTCTGCCTCCTTCACCGCCGGGTCGACAGTGCAGAACCGGATGCAACCCATAGGATCGACCGAGAACTTATCCAAGGCGAGGCGCCCCTCTGAATCCACGGAGTGATGCCGGATCCATGCCCGTTGGATGATTCCCCCCTGATGGGGGGCGGGGGATTGCTGGAGCTGTCCAGCGGTCGCATAGGGGCCCAGCGTGCGCTTCAGGTCCTCCGTATCCTTCCTGGGATACAACTCCTCGCTGATGATCTCCCGCTCCTGGGTGCGTGGGTCGGTGAAGAGCGGGGTCGAGATCGACCTCCCCTCGTACTCCAGGGGGATCTTGAGGTGCACGCAGTTGCCTTGTTTGAGATAGAGGCCGGTGGCATCCCGCTCCGCCAGCCGTTGCTGGATGAGGACCTCACCGGCGTAGGGGGTCCCTCGATTGATGCGGGTGGGCCACGTGCGTGTCAGCCACTCAATCATGGACTCGTTCTTGATCTCGCTCTCCACCCCTTTTGGGTCCTGGGGGTCGTCGAGGACCAATCGGTCACCGCGCCAGCCCGTCGTCTGCCCCCCGGTGGAGGTTGAGAACATATGGCCCGATGTGGAGTTGCGCAGGAACTCGACACCCTCCCCGGTCACCTGGAAGCGGGATGCCCACAACTCCTGATACCACGAACTCCTGATGATATCCCGCCGACGGGCCGCATCCCTATAGGTCAGGCTCTTGGTGTAGGTGGCAAATAACCACTGGATACCGGGTCGCCAGGTCCACTCCCAGGTGGGCCACAGCACCGCGACCAGGGTTGATTTTGCCATGCCGGGAGGGACGTTGATGACGAGCTTCTTGATATGCCCTGCCGAGACCGCCTGGAGGTGATCGCAGATCGCATCCAAAGCGAAGTGATGCACCATCGGTCTCCCGGGGACCAGGATGGGCCACGCTGCACGCACGTACGCCCCGAGGGACGCTTCCAACGCACGGGCCTGCTCCTCTTCTGGGGATGCCCCGCGGGCACGCTGCCTACGGTCCCTCTCCGCCAGCAGGGTGACGAGTTCCGCCCTCGCTTGGGCCGTGCGGTAATCCTTGGGGGAGTTGGGGTTGGACTTAGCCTGTATCGGCCTCACCCTGGGGCTCCTCCGACTCATTAACGTCGTTTCTAGGCACCCTTCCGGGGGTCACCCCACCATTCCCCCCGTTTCCCCCGTGGCCGTTTCCTGGGGGAAGTGTATTGGTTCCTGGGGGTATCCTGGGGGGAATCGGGGGTGCCTTCCCGGGCTTGCTGGACGCCAGGCCCACCAACCCCGTACGATGGACCAGGGAGCGGATACGGTTCTCCAGCTCATCATCGCTGAGGTGTTGGGGCTCGATGCGGACCAACGGGGGTCGGGAATACTGCTCGGGGTGCAGCCGCTCGAGCTTCCAGGCGGCAGCGCACCAGTTCCCATGCTTGGCAGAGTCGTCGATGACCTTGAGCCAACGCTTGACTGCGAGCCCCTCCCTTTCTTTCATCTGTGCCGAAAATCCGAAGTATGCACTCCCTGGACCCTCCCTCTCTCCCCGCTTCATCCAGAGGTGGATGGTATCCTCATCCACCCCTGCCGACAAGCCGGCCAACCGGATGCTCGCACCCAACGCGATGCTGCTGAGAATCCTCTGGACATTCCTGGGGGTGAACTTGGTGGGCCGACCAGGACCCTTTTGCTTCTTCTGCCGCTTCGTCTTCACACCCTGATGATACGGTGCACCGGGGACCGAATCAAGAGGAGATGGAACATCTACCCCGCCGATGATGCAACCGCCGGGTTGACACCGGCACCGGGGATGACGTCATCAACAGTGCCAGCAGCGCCAACAACCCGAACGGTAGCCCGATGAGGAACCACAGGCACCCTGGTCGACCCCGTCGTGCGGCGAGGATCGGGATGTAGATTCTGATCCCAATCTCCGCCGCGACCACCCCAGCGATGATGAACCAGAAGGCGCAGTCACTCATAATCCACCGAACATCCCACCGAACACATCCCCGAACGGACTCCCACCCTTCAGGAACGACAGGGGATTCCGAAGCCGACCTGCCTTCTCCTCCCCATGCTGCCGGATGGCCCGGCCGCAGTCGCGGCAGTAGTGCCCCCCACCGCCTCCGGTCTTATAGTAGAAGAACTCCGCCCGCTTGATCCCCACCCCGCACATCCGGCAGCGGTGATCCTCCACCGCCATGATCCAATGGTAGCCCCCCACCTCACGCCTCCTCTGCCACGTTCAGGAGATAGTTGATGGTGGTGGTGAGCCCCAGACCCTTGGGCCTCTTCTCCCACCACCCCGCCGCGAGCATCCGGCCCGTGTGCAACCCCAGCACCCGCGCCAACCGGCGCGTCAGCCGCTGGGACGGTGGGGAGACCTTCCCGTTCTCGATTCCACTGATGTAGCCCTTGTGGGTCCAGCACCGGTCCGCCACCTCCTCTAATGTGAGCCTCTTCTCCAACCGCGCCTTGTGTACTGCCGATCCATAACTCGTCATGCTATTCTCCTTTCGTTTCCGGATTTGGCTTTAAGGTGACACCAGCCCGAATCTCTTTAGCTATAATGGGAAGTAACTCAAAACTAGCAATTCCGATGGGTCCACTGGTTGATATTTTGCCCTCAACGATCTTGGCGCACCGCTCCCGTTCTTCGCTTATCTGAAGTCTCGCGCTTTCGGCCATCTTCGCCGCAAGGTCAGTCGTGGAGTATGGGCCAATGGCCGCCATCAGCTTTGCCCACTTCGCCTTATAGTCGTCCCGTTCCTCGGTCGCTTGCACCTTCCGCGCACGCATGTCCTCCAAGGCTTGAGATAGAGCGTCGCAGGTTCCGTGTAGCGCCTTTATGGCGTCCTTCATCCCTTCACCTCACGCCTTATCGACACGGACGAGAATGTGCTTCCTATCCCCGCATGGGCAGGGAATGGTCTTCTTGAATCCCTGGCTGGGGACGGAATGCAGGGTGAATGCGAATCCGCACGGCATGCGGATGACCACTCCCGACATATGCCGGTAGTCGGCCAAAGTCGCGTGTTTCAAGATCCCGATCCCGATGTGTTGCTCGATCTTAAGCTTAGTCACGTTTTCCTCCTACGCCTGATTGGCGACATCCGCACCACCCGTACCTCTGGCGACCGCAACAAGAACACGACTCGGTTGGTTTGTCTGGCGCAGGAAGTTGCAACTCCTTCGCCTTCTTGACCGCCTCGGCGTATAGAGCATCAATGCCCTCTCGGGTCCAAAACCCATTCTCCGCCGCGTACTTATCTTCCCTCGGGGGTATCCTGGTGGACGGCTCCGACTTCTTCGCCTTTCGCTTCTTCATGCTTCCCTCATTTCGTCCCTACGCCTGATTTCCAAACCCAGTCCGGGCCACACCACTTCTGCACAAGGTCCGCCGCTCTTACCTCTCCGTGTTCAACAAGACGGTCGCGGATCATAAACCAAACCCTATCACAACATTGACGCAGATAGGCGTCCTCCGCTGATGGGACCGGGCATATCGTGTCGGTCTTGGCACGTTGGATAGCCTCTTCTACCAACCCCATACGCATTTCCCTCATACTAGGACCCGTCCCGGTCGGCATCCTCGATGATCTTTCTCTGTCGCTTTATCTCCGGGTCATTCATTAGATCGAGTAACCCCTGGTAATCAAACTCAACTTCCTCTGGGGTCGAGCGCGAGAGGCATACCAACTGCGCGTCTCCGCTGGTCGTGTTCCCTGGCTCCCTGAATCGCATATAGTTCATCCTGTCCTCGTATATCTATATCGTGCCATCAACAACGGCCCTTGCGTTAAGGTATTTCGGGTACGGAACCGTACAGGTTATATACTCTCCATCCCTTCGTATCCAAGCCGTTAAGTCCTCTATGGCTTTCCGAGCCTCGTCGCGCTCTTTGGTCAGCCGAAGAACGGATGCTTCAAGCGCATCCAGTTGTTCTTCTCGTCTCATGTGTCACCTCACATAGCTACCGCGCCTTGTGGTGATGAAGGCGCTGGGCGAATCCGTAGGGATTCTTCAGCGCCGCCAGAACGATCTTCCCGCAGGAATCGCAATCATCTGCGAATTCCATCGCGGTATGTCCCCAGCTACACGGTTGAAGCCGACCCTTCTTAGGAATGGGGCATTGGGTCTTGTGGACGGGACACGGGTCTTTCTCCATCGCCGCCCTAAGTTTCTTCAGAGTCATATGTCCTCCATCCTAACTTACGCGACCTCGTCCACATGAAACGTCTCGTGGGTTTCCGGCTTAGCGCATTTCCAGGCAATGTCGTCGTGTGGTTTGCCGTCGAGCATCCTGAAGCAGATCCCCGGAATC